GGCGGACCCTTGCAGATCATTACGAGCATCCCCAGGCCACCTAAATAGTGATATGATATTGATATGAAGTTAAGGCCGCAATTCCAGTTGAGATTTCGAGATGCTGAGCAGTTCATGGCAATTAAGGGTCTTGCTACCGCGTCTGGAATTCCGATAAATGAGTGGCTGCTTCGGAGGATTGAGAATGCTGACGTACGAGGAACAGGAGTCGATGCGCAAGGATGCAATGGACGAAGTGGGGACCGAGCCGCCCTGCCCGTTCTGCGGCCGGCCAAGAGTAAGCCGGTCAAGCTACATCCGGTGCAACCCGTGCGGAGTGAACTGGTCGCCCGCGAAGGGGGAGGATATAACGAAAGACCCTCGTCTGAGTCGCACAAGGACCATCGCACATACAAGGCCGGAGAGCAGCGATACTGCCAAGACTGCGGAAAGTTCTATTGAGCTATGAGAGAGCTATTTAGCTGGTTCGTCACGTGCTGCCTTTTTGGTTTGGGCCTCTGGTGCTGGAAGATGTACACTCACAGGTGAGGTGATTATGCCAGCCTACAACACTCAGCCAATGCCCACTCCCAAGCCTGCGCTCTACACCGGCGACCAGTACGCTCTGGTCAACAATGCGGCAGTTGATAGCGGGATTCTGGCGACTCAACAGGTGGCCATTGCGCCGCACCAGGCAGACAGCGCGACATACTGCACGGTGTTTAACAGCACAAACCAGGCAGTCCAGATGCAAGCTGCCCCCTCGGATAGCGCGTCGCTGTATGTGTCTCTCGGATCATCTATCGCAGCCGGTGCTCTTGCTACGATCTCATGCGCTGTGCCGTGGGTGCGCGGCCTGTTTGCCACGGCTCCTACGTCCGGCAGTCTCATCATCTACCACGGATAGGCTTCAACGTCTCGTTTGGAAGGAGGTGTAAGGGTATGGGTCTATCAGGCGCAGAGCGGTTTGTAATCGACACACGCAAGATTTACGATCCATACCCTTGACCTTTCCAGTGCCGCTTCCATGCTTCGGCGGCACCATACGGGTTCATGGGCGGCGCGGCTGGCCCGGGAAAAACCATGGGAATGCTGATGGAGCAGTTCCAGGCGTGCAATGAGTTCAGCAATGAGGACGGTCCCAAGGTCCACACGATTCTGTTTCGGCGTACGTTCCCAATGCTTGAGGCAACAGTGATTACGCGCTTCCGTGAGTCGTTTCCCAAGGAGCTTTACAGGCAGTACAACGAAGGCAAGAACCAAGTCACTTGGCTCAACGGTGCCACGACCAAGTTCGGGTCGATGCAGTATGAGCATGACGTGTGGGGATGGCAGGGCCAGTGGTTCCACATGGGCTACGATGAGCTTTGCGAGTTCACCTTCAAGCAGTGGGCAAGCGTTGCGGCCTGGAATCGCTGCCCAGTGAGCGATAAGCCTCGGAAGTATGGTGCAGGCAATCCTATCGGCATCGGCGCGATGTGGGTAGAGGATTTGTTCGTCAAGGGTATTCCCTGCATGGGGATGGACGATAGCCAGAAGGCGGCGTTTGATCCAGAGGATTACGACTATTTCCCGGCAACCTATCTAGACAACCCGATCTTCGCCAACGATCCGACATTCTTAAAGAACCTTGAGGCGTACCCGGCAGATGTGCGCGATGCGCTCAAGTTCGGCTTGTGGGGGGCGGCTGGCGGATACTTCAGAGGCGTGTGGGATGAGAATATCCATGTATTCAAGGATGGCAGCGTTCGGTTCCCGGACTGGTATCGCCGCTGGATTTCAGGCAACTGGGGATACGAGCACCCGGCCAGCTACTACAAGCATTGCATGGGTCCGAACGGGGAAGTCTACACATACGATGAGCTTTACACACAACATGAGCAGCCGGAAGACCTGGCCGAGCACATTGCAGAGTGGGCGGTCGAAGAGAACGAACATGGCAAGATGGAGATTCCGCAGTTCATCAACTTCACACATTCTTTCGATGCGGAATACAGTAAAGCAACAGCAACGATGGGCGCGGATATGCGGTCTGTGAATCAGCGCATGACGCCGGTTCTGCGGCGCGAGGGCATCCCAATACCGCTGCCAAGCACAAGGGACAAGCTGGGGCGCGATACGCTGATGAGGGAACTTCTGGCCAAGCGGATCAGGTATGGCGAGGATGCAAGTGGGCACCCGTTGGAGTATCCAGGCTGGATGGTGAGCGACAAGTGCAAGCAGTTGCGCCGGGTGATCCCGCTGGTGAAGTCGGACCCGGTGAAAGTGGAGCAGATTGAAGGTTCGAGCGACGGATCAGACTCTCCGCTTCAAGGTTCCGGGTATGGGCTATATGCAATCTTTGGTCGTCCAGCCTCCAAACCGTTGCAAGTGAGGCAACAGGAGTATTATCAGAGCTTGAGTCCCAAGGCGGACATGACGGCAAAGAGTGTGCTTATGGCAAAATGGAAGCAGGACAACAATCCGAGGAAGGGGTCTCCATGGGCAGCGCGGCAGTAAACCTTCGGACGCAGGAAGAAGTGGTAGCATTTGGAGAGTTGGACTTAAGGAGATTTAGAGAGTTTTTGTCGTCACACGATCAGCCAACCAAAGCAGACTTCGATGCACTCTGGGAAAGTACGGTCAAGGCATGGGAAGCGCGGCAGTGAGTCCAGAAATCCGGTGTTGTTTGGCAGCATAATCATGCGGGATATGGACAATCTCGTGAAAGGATGGAGTCCTTTATGGCGGCAGTGATATTCGTTCTTTTGGTGGTGGTTGCGATTCAGGCAATCGGGTGGTCAGCTACGGCGAAGAAGAATGTCCAGCTTGAAAAACTCATGCTTGACTGCATTGGAGGCCGAGACGTAACCATTGCTGCCGCGAATGACCGCAATACCCAACTTGAGGCCGAAATTCATCGTCTCCGCAAGATTCCTTTGACACAACCCCAAGAAAAGAGAGATGATTCAACCATCAAGGCCAAGTCGTCGGCGGATGTGCGCCGGTTGACCGAGGCGGCGTTTGGGTTGCAACCTGAGATTGGAGCATCGAATGAAGACGAGTGAATTTGTACAACTCTTGCAGAATGAGTTGATTCTTCCACGTGACCCGCACCTTGCGGATCGCTTCGCTGCCTTGCTTGAGGAGAATTACGAGCCGGTAGCGCCGAAAGAGCCAACCCCGGCAGACGGCGTGAACATCGTTCCCCAGGAGCCGATTGTTACGGCCCCTCCTCCGGTGGAATCTTTGCCGGAATCGACCGAAAGTGAGGCGCTCTAATGGCGCGAGACGGCTTTGACGGACTCGGCAAGATGCGCGGCGGGGAGCGGAATAGCTCTTACATCCCCAAGCCGCATAGCGAAACCAAGCCGCACGAATCGACTGAAGAGCAAGAGAAGAGCGACGGCGGCAGCGATCAGATTCACAACGTCCACGATCACGGCGATGGGACTTTCCACACGGAGCATCCCGACGGAACCCGCGAAGAGCATCCCGACCATCTTCATATGCTTGCGCACCTTGGCCACAAGGTAACGGACGGCGACAAGCACCACATCTTCCACCATGACGGCATCTCGGCTCATTCCCACTCGATTGACGAGGCGGGGAACCACGAGGATCATGGCGAACACAATACCGCCGATGAAGCCAAAGGCGCATTGGATAAGTTCTTTGGCGAAGAGGCACAGGAGCCGCAACACGCGCACGGCGAAGAAGAGAACGAGGAAGGCACATCACTGGGGGGAATGTAATGGATTTTTCACAGGGTGAACTTATGACGATCAAGGATATGTTCCTGCATTATTGGGAATCGTATCGTCCTGAAGGTGATGAGGTGGCTATCTATGATCGAATTCTTGACAAATTGAATCCTGAAAAATCCCCGCATGATTCTACAGGGAAAATGTAACCGGGCAGAACGCCCAAGGAGAATGACGTGAAAAAGACATTTTCGATTATCGGCGCGTTGCTTCTGGCTTCACTGCCCGTTTCAGCGCAGTATTATGGCCAATACGCCAGCGACATCAATGTCAGCAGCTTTGCCTATGGAGTCACACCCAATGGCGGACCGGCGCTTTTTGTTGGTGCTGGCGGCGGAACTTCGGGAAGCTACTCAATCACGCTGGATTACGGAAAAACCTCTACCGGCGTGGGCGCGTATCCTCTTTACCCATTTTCAGGCACCACCTATCCTCCGTTCGCAATCGGCTCCGGCGCGACCTATGAGGTTGTCACTCCGAGTTCGGCATCATGCACAACCGGCCAGGCGAACAGTTACCAGCAATGCGTATTGACGGCGACTTTCACTTATGCGCATGGCGCTGGAGATGTGGTGAGGGCATCGGATGGTGGAGTATTTGAGGCGACTCAATACTTTACGAGCATGGGCGTCCAGCGGCAGGTCGTGACTCTGACCAATGCCCAGATTCTCGCTCTGTATGCAACTCCGGTTCAATTGCTTCCCGCTCCCGGCTCCGGCCTATTTTATCACGTGCTGAAGGCTACTCTCGTTGACGAGAATACCGGCACAGCCTATGCGAGTGGAGGCGTTCTGACTGTCGGATATGGTACAACGGCAGCCACAAATGCTCTTGCATCGACAGTTGCTGCGGCTTTCCTTACGTCGGGAACCACTATGCAGGAGATTAATGAAAGCGGCGTATTGAAC